CGTGACTTGACCGGCCAAGTGCTGAAGTCGGACGCGCAGCGCGGCGGCGAGGGTTGGGAGGTGATTGAGTTTCCTGCGATCCTGCCTTCGGGTAATCCCCTATGGCCTCAGTTTTGGTCGTTGGAGGAGCTCTCGGCGCTGAAAGAAGAACTGCCCAACAGTAAATGGCAGGCGCAGTACCAGCAGAACCCCGTGGGTAACGAGAGCGCGATCGTCAAGCGCGACTGGTGGAGATGGTGGGAAGAGGACAAGCCGCCAGAGTGCGAGTACGTGCTGCAGTCTTGGGATACGGCGTTCGAGAAAACTCAGCGGGCCGACTATTCCGCAGGGACGACGTGGGGGGTGTTCACGCACCACAAAGACAACTCCAAGAACATCATCCTGCTCAACACATATAAGAAGCGGGTTGAGTTTCCAGATTTGAAACGCGACGTGCTGCGCGAGTACAACGACTACGAGCCCGATACGATCATCATCGAGAAGAAAGCTTCGGGTGCACCACTGATCTACGACTTGCGGGCGATGGGCATACCTGTGCAGGACTACACTCCAAGCAAAGGACAGGATAAGATAGCGAGATTGAATTCGGTGTCTGACATCATTGCCTCTGGCAGGGTGTGGGTACCACAGACTCGTTGGGCTGAAGAGTTGGTGGATGAGATCGCTGCGTTCCCGTCAGGCGAGCATGATGACTTGGTTGACGCAACAACATTGGCCCTGATGCGGTTCCGCTCGGGTGGGTTCATCCGCTTACCATCAGATGAGGCCGAGGACATTCAGTGGTTCAAAGGTCGCCGCAAAGAGCGGTTCTACACAGTTTAAAGGGGGTAAGATGCCTAGCTATGAAGAACAATTGATAAACGATGCGCAAGCAAAATACCCTTTCTTAAAACGACACAATCCAGTAGTCATAACTAATCCTTCTGATACTGGTAACTATGCAGAAACATGGCCTATTGGGGAGCCCGGCGACGAGAAATACCCAAGGCCGAACAGAATCCCCATACATCAATTAGGTGTTGAAGTGTATAGACCCGATCAATTTTCCGCAGATGATTTAGCCGGAGAAGTCTTACATGCGGACCCAGTGGCCAACAATACACGTCAATCATTGATGCGTTCATGGGCCCCCAAACAACTTTCTATTCTTAGGCAACAAGCCGGGGATTATCAAGCTACTTTGGATAGTGGGGGTTCAGAAGCGGATGCAGTTCGCAACGCGACAGACTCTGCGATGAGAGGGTATGTGATCAATCAATGGCCAGATGACGCAAACAGTGCAATGAACTATGATGCTAATCAGTTAAAAATGTTGGACTCCTTACGTAGTTACATGACTACAGACTCAGAAAAAAAGTCTAAAGGTGGAGCAATTGGCAAACGTATTGCTGGCAGCAGCAAATTCATTTAAGGATCGGATATGAAATTTGGATTGATGGGTGTTGGTTCTGACGGGACTATGTTTACACCAGAAGGCAAAAAATTATTCAAGCTGCCGACCAAGTTGGCGTTTGCGGTTCAATCCATCCAGCACTGGGTGGCCAAAAAGACTTGGGGTTAATCATGGAAAAAAGTTTGTATCAAGCACCGCAAGGTCTCTCAGATTTGATGGGCCAACAGCCCGACATGGAGATCGAGATCGAGGACCCAGAAAGCGTAAGCCTCAAGACAGGCGACTTGGAGATTGACCTCGCACCTGCCCCCGCGACTGAAGAAGACTTTGACGCCAACCTCGCCGAGTACATGGACGAGAAGGATTTGGCCGGGTTGAGCTCAGACTTGATCGATGACTTCGACAAGGACATGAACGACCGCAAGGACTGGATACAGACCTACATCGACGGCTTGAAGTTACTGGGTCTGAAGTATGAGGAGCGCACCGAGCCTTGGCAGGGCGCGTGCGGCGTGTTCCACCCGATGTTGACCGAGTCCGTTGTGCGCTTCCAGAGCGAAGCCATGATGGAGACATTCCCCGCGATGGGCCCCGTGAAGACGCAGATTGTTGGCGCGGTCGACTTGTTGCGTGAAGAAGCTGCGGCCCGCGTGCGCGACGACATGAACTACCAGCTCACCGAGGTGATGACTGAGTACCGACCAGAACACGAAAAGTTGTTGTGGGCTCTGCCCCTTGCCGGCTCCGCGTTCAAGAAGGTCTACTTCGATCCGTCCAAGGGTCGCCAGATGGCGATGTTCATCCCCGCAGAAGACTTGGTTGTTCCCTACGGCGCGTCGCATCTTGAGACTGCCGAGCGGGTCACGCACATCATGCGTAAGACCGAGAACGAGGTGCGCAAACTCCAAGAAGCTGGGTTCTACATGGACGTGGAGCTTGGAGACCCCACACATGAGTTGGACGACATCGAGAAGCAGAAGGCCGAGGAGAATGGCATGTCTGCGATCGAGGACAACCGCTATCGCATCCTTGAGATGCACGTTGACTTGGACTTGAAAGGGTTCGAGCACAAAAACAAAAAGGGTGAGCCCACCGGCATCGCGTTGCCATACGTCGTGACCGTCGAGAAGGGCACAAGTACGATCCTGTCCATCCGCCGCAATTGGTTAGAAGATGACAAGCTCCACATCAAACGCCAGCACTTTGTGCATTATCAATACATTCCGGGGTTCGGTTTTTACGGATACGGCCTCATTCACCTTATTGGAGGTTATGCGAAAAGCGCCACGATGCTCATTCGTCAGCTCGTCGATGCTGGTACGCTCTCTAACCTTCCGGGGGGTCTCAAGTCTCGCGGACTGCGAGTTAAAGGCGATGACACGCCAATTGCCCCGGGCGAGTTCCGTGACGTAGATGTGCCGAGTGGGTCGATCCGCGACAACATCCTGCCGCTGCCATACAAAGAACCATCACAGGTTCTGTTCATGTTGTTCCAACAGATCGTCGAAGAAGGCCGTGCGTTCGCGTCCAGCGATTTGAAAGTCAGCGACATGTCTGCCGGCGCACCGGTGGGCACCACACTAGCGCTGCTTGAGCGCACTCTGAAGGTGATGACAGCGGTGCAGTCACGCTTGCACTATGCGATGAAACAAGAGTTCAAACTCTTGAAAGCAATCATTGCCGATGAGTCCGACGACTACGAGTACGACCCAGAAGACGCAAGCCGCAAGGCCAAGAAGTCCGACTACCACATGGTGGACGTGATCCCAGTGAGCGACCCCAACGCGGCGACGATGGCGCAGAAGATTGTGCAGTACCAAGCTGTGCTCCAGCTTGCACAGTCCGCTCCCCAGTTGTACGACTTGCCGTTGCTGCACCGTCAGATGATTGAGGTGCTGGGTGTCAAGAACGCGGCTAAGCTTGTTCCTATCGAGGAAGATGCAACGCCTACAGACCCGATTCAGGAAAACCAAAACCTCTTGACTGGCAAACCACTCAAGGCGTTCATTGAGCAAAATCACCCAGCGCACATCACGGTTCACATGGCTGCGATCCAGAGTCCCAAGATTCAGCAGTTGATGCAGATGAACCCAGCGGCGCAGCAGATCATGGCGGCAGCAATGGCGCACATCAACGAGCACATTGCGTTCGAGTACCGGCTGCAGGTCGAGCAAGCGATGGGTGTGCCCCTGCCAAGCGAAGAACAAAACAAACACATGGACCCCAAGATGGCCGACCAGATCGCGCAGTTGGCAGCACAAGCGTCACAGCAACTTCTCCAACGCGATCAGCAAGAAGCCGCCCAGCAAGCTGCGCAACAACAAGCGCAAGACCCAGTCGTGCAGATGCAACAGCAAGAGCTCCAGCTTAAACAACAAGAGCTGCATCTCAAAGCACAGAAGCAACAAATCGATGCTGCCGAGAAAGCCGACCGCCTTCGCATCGAGCAAGAACGTATCCAAGCGCAGTTGCAGATCGCTGGTATGCAGGTGGGGGCGCAAGCCGCTGCCAACAAAGACAAACTCAAACGCCAACAAGAAATTGAAGGCGCACGCATGGGCGTAGACATCGCCAAGCACAAAGCCCAGATGCACAATCAAAATCGCCAGCAAAACATGCAGGCAGCTCAAGCGCGTCAGGCTGCGCAGCAAAAGCCTAGCAAAGGGAATGAATGAGAGAGCATCAGATTCTGGCGCACATCGCCAAACAAATTGTTGAGGAACGTGGTGCATACGAGAGGGCCGTCGCAAGCGGCACTCCCAAAGACTACGCCGAATACAAAAACCTCTGCGGGATCATCCAAGGTCTAAACCTCGCGGAGCGCACTATCAACGACCTTGTGCAAAAAATGGAGAAATCTGATGAGTGAATTTGACGTGTCTGCTGTGGACCTATCCGGCATTCTTAACCAGAGCGCTGAAGAAAAAGCCAAGCAGTTGCCCGATCCTGCCGACTACATGTTGCTGTGCGTTGTCCCCGAGGCAATGGAGCAGTATGCCGACAGCGAAAGCGGGATCATCAAGTCAAGCCAAGCTATGCACTACGAAGAAGTACTGACCCCAGTATTGTTTGTGGTGAAGTTGGGCCCGACTGCATACCAAGATAAGTCGCGGTTTCCTAACGGACCCCGCTGCAAGGAAGGCGACTTCGTCGTTGTCCGCCCCAATTCAGGCACCCGCTTGAAGATTCATGGCCGTGAATTCCGCATCATCAATGATGATTCAGTTGAAGCGACTGTGCAAGACCCCCGTGGAATCACACGAGCTGCATAAGGAGTAAACCATGCCGTTACCAGAATTCAAAGGTGAGGACTTCGAGTTCCCCGATGAAAAACAAACCAAGCAAGCTGCCGCTGAAGACGATAAGTTTGAAGTGGAAGTTGAGGACGATACACCTCCCGAAGACCGTGGCCGCAAGCCCATGAAGGAGCCTGTTGAAGACCCAACAGAAGAAGAGTTGGCCAGCTACGACGAGAAAGTCCAAGCGCGTATCAAGAAGTTCACCCGTGGCTACCATGATGAACGACGCGCAAAAGAACAAGCTCTGCGTGAAAGCCAAGCAGCAGAAGCGTACGCACGCCAA